TGGCACCAGCATTTTCATAATTCCAATCGAAATTTGATAAATCTGTTAATAAATCTACAAGTGCCACTTTTATCTCCCTATACTATTTGATCTGAAATTGATTTAGTATTTGATTTTACTCCACCAACACCAACTGCTATGGGTCCTGATTGTCCTAATAACTGTATTAATTCATCTAATTTACCTTCCATTGCCTGAGTACTTATTGTACTACTACTTTGTTGTTGCTGTTGTTGTTGCTGTTGTGGTGTCGAAACTACTTCTCCCTTTTCAACTACAGCATTACCTGTTTCTTTAACCACGCCTCCAGAATGCATTTCGGGTGCTCCCCCACTGCTTACTGATGAAGCTGCTTCAGTAGATTTATCTCCTCCACCAAAAAGACCACCAATAAAGTTACCAACGGCTTTCATTGCTTTCCAAGCTAAAAATAATGGTGCAAATGCTATTTTTAACGCTGTCATTACAGCAGTTTTAAATGCATCAAAAACTTTCATTACCCCTCCTATTATTTTCGGAAATAAATTGAACTTTTTAAATAATAATACAATTACAGCCACTAATGCTATCACACCCAAGATAATCAAACCTATTGGGTTTGCATTCATCGCAACATTCAATGCCCATTGAGCGGCGGTTGCGGCCCAAGTTGCAGCAGTACTAAATACCATAAGAGTATTCTTCCAAACCATTGCGGCTGTTTCCCTTATAGTTGACCCAATAGACAGATTTTGTATTACAAGATATGCCGCGGCTGCTGCTTTTCTAGCCTTGTCAATTCCCATACTTATAATTTTACCTGCATTTTGCATCTTTTCCAAAGCAATATCCTTTACTTTAATGGCCATTTTTTTGAGATTAACACCAATAGTTTTCCATGACCAAGCATATTGGTTTCTTGCCATTGTTATACCCAGCTTCTTCCCCACCAATGCTATTTTATCTGTTGCTATTTCTCTTAATGTACCTATGTTTTTTAACTTCTTCACGCCTAACAGCATAGTATCCACGGCTTTTTGTACCATTGCAACTTTATTATATGCCATCATGGCTAATTTATAAGCTATAAAAGCTCCTGTTATAAACATAATTACATCGCCAAGTCCAACTCCCCCAGCACTCAACTTATTAAACATCGCTAATACTTTACCAACAAATACAATAATACCAGCAAAAGCTGCAGCTATCAATAAAATTGGTGACAAAATACCTACAGCCAATGGAATAATTGGTTTAAGTGCCTCCATAACCGCTGTCCAGGCAGATCCTAATCCTTGAACTAAACTAGCAATTAAATCGGTTCGTTTCACTTGTGCCTCAGTCATATTATTAAGTTTATCTTGGTTAGTAACCATCTTACCTAATTCAGATACACTAACACCAAATGCTGCTGCCATTGATTTTCGTTGAACAACATTTAATTTTTCATATTCTGCTGCAGTACCAATTTGTTTAGTAATTTCTCTTTGCATACCATCCAAATCACCAGCCAATGCCAACTCTCGTGCTTTGTCTGTATTGATACTACGACCAAGTAACATAGACGCTTCCATTTGTGCTTCAATAGATGATTCAAAATCTAATAAGGCATCTGCTGAACCTGCTACAGTTTCCATACTTACACCGAGTTTTCGTGCTGATATGGCCGCTTTGAATACGTTTTCTCCACCATCTTTTGCAAAATTTGCAAATGCTTCACTTGCCCCAGCAACATCTTCTAATACTTGAGCTGGTGCAACTCCATTTGCCGCGGCCAAAGCCCCGACAGATTCTAATTGGGATCCAACGGCTTCTATACTACCAGCACCCACAGCCATCATTTGACTTGCAAGAACACCGGCACTTTCTCCACTTAAACCAAGTGTTGCATTTAAACTTGCAAATGTTTGTAAATTTTCTCTTGTAACTTGTCCTATCCCACCCAAATTATCCATAATACCTTGGGCCCCAGCTTTTACATCTTCTGCACTCACACCCATCATTTTAAATTCCATAGTAGTAGCATTAAGAGTAGCCTGTAATGTTGCTGCACTTGCAAAAGTTAATCCAAACTCTTTACGAGTTTCTAACATCCCACCATAAAACATTTCTGCAACCTTCTTGGCTATCATCAAAACTGCCACTATTGCCAATGCCGGTCCTAACATTCCACCCAATGATTTATTTATTGTACCAAACACCTTACCCGCTGCTGTAAATCCTTCCTCTAAAGCTTTGGCTGCTTTTTTACCACTTGCTTTAATATTTCTAACAGCCATACTAAAGTGCAGGGGATTATCTGGATCAAATGCTGCTTTAAGTGAACCTGTAACTTTTCCTGAAAATTCCTTCATTATCCCATCCACTCCGATTATAGATGAGGCAAACTTACCTACCATATTCGATTCAAGAATTGATTGTACCTTTTCAAATGGAGCTACTATAAATGCAGCAGAAGATGCTACTTGGTCATTTAATACTTTCTGTCTTTTTGCTTCTTCCGATAAATTCTTTGCATGGTCAACATTTTCTTTCGCTAACTGTTCGGATTGCTCGGCTTGGGTAAGATTTTCGTCAAGTAACTTTTTCTTCTCCTCTAATTCTTTCTTTTCCGCCTTGGTCAACTTTCCCTTTGACATTAGTTTTGATATATCTTCTTCTAATATATCTTGTTCGACCTTTAACGCTGGGAGTACTTCTCCCGTGACATATTGTTGATATCTCTCTGCATTTTTAAGTTGTTTGTCCTGTGAAGCTGTCATATCGTTAAAAGCTCCTGTACCGATATCATCATAGGCCGTACCTAACTGTTGTGCTTGACTATTTAATTCTCCTCCTAAACTAACCAATGGAGTCATTGCCTGTGCCCATTTCTTTTGAGATTCACTTCCCTTTTCTATTAAAGTTGCTAAATCTGCTGCCCAAGTATTTAAAGTTTGTCCAGTACTTACTATTTGAAGCCTGTCCATTAAAAATTTCCGTTGGGCTATTCCTTGGAGATATAAATTTGAAGTTAATTTAGTAGTGACTTCACCGTCAGCGCTTTTCATTTTACCTATTTTTTCTTCGAGGTCGGCTTGAAGGGATTTTAAAGTATAAATCTTTCCTTCTTCTTTGGCCATCTTTTTAGCATGTTCGGCCTCCTCTTTCATCAATTCTTTCTTTTCTTTCTTTAATCTTTGATATTCTGCAATCTCCTTCTTAGTACCATTCGCGGCCCTTTGCTTCGCCGCGGATATTTCATCATCAAGATTTAAAAGTCGTATACTAACTGCCTCCAGACGAGTCAGTCCCTTTTCCATTTGCTGAATTTGTTTGACGCTCTTACCGTAATACTTGGATTGTTCTTCAGCTTTTTCTTTGGCCATAGTAGGTACAATGGTATTATCAATACCACCCCAATATATTTCTCTTTGTTTATCTGTTTTTTCTAACGCCATATTGTATTAAGCCTATTTATGTTTAAGACAATAACCTTTATTATTTACTTTAAAATCTAAGTTAGAAACTTACCAGCCTTTACGTGTTTTTCCGAGTTTCCCTTTTATGCCTAATGATTTTGCAGAACCCTGTAATGTTTTATCTAATTGTTTAACGGCCTTATCTGCATTACGAACTGCCCTTTTTAATGCTGGATTATTTTCTATATCTGCAACAGAAAGAACTTTACTTACTCTCTTATCAAGAATGGCACCTAAAATTTTAGATAATATACCTTCTCTGAGTTGATCTTCTGTTAATTTATTTTTTGATGAAAACATTTTGAATCTCCTACATACTGTCTATTTAAAATTTCTGTTATTATGACACAATAATATAACTCATTAATAAATATCATATATAGGAAAAAATGTTAGCCTCGGGGGATACCTGGTCGTGAAATACCAGATTTTTTCTTGGATGATTTATCGTATTCTTTCTTTTCTTCTTCGTAGAATTTTTGTGCAGATTGTATATAAAATCGGCGCAGATAGGTTGGCATGTTATACACTTCTGTAAAGTTAAATCCTCCTTTCCCATGAAAGCATAGGGAGAAGATTTGTGAGTGGATTGCAGGCTTATCTTCTGCCCGCAGGCCAAAAAAACTCAACATCTAATGGGATGTCCATAGTCGTATCTTCGCCAGTTTGATCACTAACAAATGTAAACGACATATCGATATCGGGTGTTATTTTTATAAGATATTCTCTAAATGCAAGAGAATCACGAGATAGTAATTCGTTATCAACAAATTCATTTACTCGTTTTTGTGATGTATCTCCATCAACCGACACAATTGCCTTTTTCAACCGTGTTGTGATTTCTGAAGTAATACCACTATCTTTTTGAAACTTCTTTAATGCTTTTAATTCATCATCAATTTCTTTTTCTTCTTTATGTTTTAATAGACGAAATACAATATTAACTTTTGAAGTTGGTAATTCAAGTTCAAACTCATTTTTACCACTCTTAAATAATTTATAATCTATCTTTTTATCACCAACTTTAGTTAAATCAAAAGTTTCCTCTTGTTTATCTCCTGTAGATGGATCCGTAAGTGATACAGTATAATCTTTACCATATCCAAGAATCCTTGTTGCAATCATAATTGCATTTTTATCACCTAACAATAAATCATTGAGTGATACATTTTCATCTACAATAATAGATTCCAACAGTTTATCTAAAACAATTCCTTTTTGAATTAGATTCCGAGAAGTTAAAATATCTTCTTCTTTCGCTGTCATATACTTTAACTCAATTGTTCCACCTGCCAGTGGTGAATCTTTTGGATAAAGTAATCCCTTAGAAGGCAAATCAACTACCTCTGTTGGAAACCGGCGTTTATCTTCTGCCATGTTTTTTCTCCTTTAATGTAAAATATTATTGAATAGTAACCTATACAATATAACCAATTATTATAAAACTAACTGGGGATATTAAAATCCCCAGTTTAAAATACTACTTACTGCTGAATTATGCTTTTCCAACAGCGTCACGAACTCCGTACAAACCAAATGCCGCGAGTAATGTCCAAACGACTTCAGGTACTGCTTCTACAACACCTACTGCTTGTAATACACCAACAACACCAGCAACTACTGATGTCCATACTGTCTTTGATTTCCACCAAGCTTTATCTGCTATGATTGCCATAATCGACTCCTTTTATTATTAAAATTTTTATTAGAACTGTAATATTGCGTAATCGTATCTAAGTGTCAAAGTTACATCAACTGGGTCTGTAGTATTTGCCCAATCTAAATCACCAAATGTTGCGTTAGTAATCCAAGTACCTTTAAGTGTCCACTCTTCAACCTTATCACCTACGGGTCCTAATACATTAATTGTTACATCTTTTTTATAAAAATCTGAGTATCCATCTCTACCTGTTACGGATTCATGAGATAACCGAACCCATTCCATACATGCCTGTGCGGCTGATGGAACAACAGGATCATAAAGTGTAATTTCTAATTCTTCCCATGCTCCCTTACCTTTAACATATCGTTTAACATTGATGTGGTCAAGTTCAATCGTTTCAAAAGCG